CTAAGTCATCAAATATTTTAAACTGCTCTATCAAGGCTCCCATCGTTGTTACTAAAGCAACACCCTCTGAGTCAAATAATTTAAAACCTAGTCTTAACTTAGTTGCATCGTCATCAACATTATTTAAAGCTTTTGCAACATCAAAAAAGACATCTTCTGTTTTTCTGACTTGGCCTGTAGTATCAACAAAGCTTACACCAAGCTCTTTAAGGGCTGGTAGGGCTTCTCCGGTACCTATCCTGGCCTCTGCCATTCTCCTAGTAAACCTTTGCAATGCCATATCCGTGGTGCGGATCTCAACGCCTGTAATTTCGGAGGCGAATCTAAGTTTTTGTAAGAAATCTGCTGAGACTCCGATCTTTTTAGATACTTTATCTATAGAGTCAATTTGATCGATAAATCTTTTAGACAACAAGCCAACAGCCGTTGCGGTTGCACCGGCCACCAGGGTGAATTTACCCATAACCTTGGTAATACCGCCAACTGTATTTTTAACCATTTTCATGGTGTTATTCAGCGTTCTAAATGTCTTAGAGGCCGTGTCTTTTGCAGTTATTAGAAAATTTACTTTTTTACTTGCCATCTTTTAATTTCTCGTTTTTTATTTCAAAATATCCAATCCAACCTAAAAACTCTTCCAGGGGCATTTTGTCTAACTCTTGCATCGTCTTTCCTAAGACCTCGGCGAGAGAATACTTGGCGTAGAGAATTTGGTCGTTTGCTACTTTTTTTTAGCAGTCCCTACATCCATTGTTCCCATGATTTCGCCTGCTACCCTGACTACTATTTCACGGTCGCAATTGTTCATAAGAAACAACCTGTCACCTATGTTGAAGTGCTTTTTGCCTTCTCCGTCCAGGGCTTTAAGTATTATTGCCTGGGCTAACATTTCCATCTCATTACTTTTTGATAGCTCAAACAATGTAGCTGTTTCCTGTAAAGTGAGGGGGTTGACAAAAATGACCAATGGTTCATTTTCGTCACCCCACTCGGGAACCTCTATTCGTCTTGTTTCTAAGCTAGAAAAGTGCTTTTTCGCCTTATCAATTGCTCTCATCATTTTCTCCTTTTACGATGCTGTATTTTCAGCTAGTGCACCCGTGCCCTGGAACGAGTATGTTGCAGTAACCAAGTCGTTAAACGTAGATGTAACATCTTTCCCAGTACATAAAACAGTCCCTTCGAAGTATTTTTCTCCGGACGCTGTTCCATTCGGATACAGTTCAAGTTGCAATGTAGATCCCACTGCAAATTCGCTTTGGTTGTCGCCTGCGGTTACAGAATGTAAAACATCCACCGATCCACTAAAGCTTTTTAAACTTGTTACATAAGATCTGTCAGCAGATCCCATTGTTGAAGTTTCAATCGTGTCAGCAGTCTGATTTATTGAAAAACCAGTAACCTCACCAATTGCACTTTCGGATCCGGCTGTACCACCTTTAACAACACCGTTTTTTCCTACTATATTTGCCATTATTTACTCCTATTTTCTATAATGCCGTTTCTAAATCAGACTCCCGCACCTGGTACATAACGTCATAAGTTAACGACGCTTGTGCCAAGGGTTGATCGCCTTCGCCTATAAAGTTAATGGAGGTTGTGCTTAAGGTAATATCCTTGGCCAGGCTGTTGACAGTAATGTCGCCTGCTATTGCTTCCTCTACATTAACGCAAATTGCATCAACCTTGTCATCTACGTCGGCAGTTGCCTTAACATAGATCTCAAGATTAATACTCAATGTTCTATCTAATACTCTATTTGTTCCCATTTGATTGGGTTCCGAGGTTTCATTTTGCGTGTAAACCAAAATACACGGCAAGTTAGAATCAGACAGGGTATGTATTCTTGATTGGAATACATTTGATCCTATGTCTGCAAGACCTGTAACGTTACTTGCTACTCGTTCTCTTATTGCTTGTCTAACGTGCATTCTTTTACTGCTTTTCTAGTGCAACCTCTGTCATACCGGTCTCATCCGGTCTGATATTAATAATTTTATAAGTCACCGCGTTAATAACCATGGTGTCGCCATGACTAGCCGAACTTAAATTGCCACTTTTGGTATAAAAAACCGGTTGTGAGGATTCAACATCTACTTCACCGCCACCCATTGAGTAATATTCGTTATTAAAAACGCCAGTAATGGTGCTTGCTGATCCGCCTTGAGGCGTATACACGCAAGATATACCGTGGGTGTCAGTGTCAAAAAAGACATCTAAATCAGTGGCAAAGTAATTAGGCATTATTTCTTCCTGGTAACTCTGCTTTTTTCTACTCTTACAGTTTTTGATTTTGATTCTTTTGTATCAAACTCTATGGCTACTGCTAAACCTTCTTGTAAAACTTGCGAAACTTCTGTTTTTGAAGCCTCTATTGTTGTTCCCTTTTTTCTTATTTCACCCTGGAACCAGGTTGTTTCTAAAAATTCTATTTTCATAATTTAAAAAGGGGGGTATTGCTACCCCCAGTACCAGTTAGGCTGTTGTTATATCTTTACAAACCGCAAAACTATGAGCATGTCTTAGACCAAGATCCATATCTAAATATGTATTGATTCTAATATTACCCGCACTAGATCCAGTGTAAGGATCTACAAGAACGTCTAATGGTGAGAAGTTAGCAATCATTAATTGCGTAAAGTCACCAAATATCATTCCTGATAAAGTGTTGCTTGCTGAACCTTTTGAAAGGTTGCTAGGCATGTTAGTTGTAACAATTGAGTCATAACCAAGAATTTTTCTATCATCTCCGAAGATGAAGTTAGACGCTGTATCACTACTGTCTTTTAGAGTTTGTCTTAGTTTTGCCTCTAATGATGGGTTCATTATCCATTTGCCGTCTTGGAACATTGCATTGTTGTTAATTACTGATTTATACATATCGAGTAATTTTGCATATGTCATGTTTCCGCCATTAGTTCCAATTGCAACTACTGGGACATTGCTGTCACCAATAACACCAACTGGCTCATTAGATCCGCCACCGACTAAAGCAGTTTGGTCAACTTTTTCAGCAAAAGTAGATACTAGATCATCTCTTACGATTGATTCTGCATCCGGATTACTGTTATTCGCGAGAATTCTAGAAATATCCACAAAGCCACGAAGTCCTTTTGGAGATAATGCCACTTGGCCGAATGTCATTGCTGACTCGGTAGGAGCTGATCCTTCAGCTACCCAAGATACATTATTTGCACCAGTTAAAAGCTGAGGAATAACTATATCGCCCTGGGACTCTATAACTCTTGCTCCTGCTTCAACTACTGAAGACTTAGCTTTTAATCTATCAATGAACATGTCGCCCATGTGCTGTTCAGGTACTAAGTAACCGCCTGCACTGTTAGTGCCTGCTGTTAGATCCCTTTTGCTGTAATTCATGTTGTTAGGGATGTAACAACCTCTAGCGTTTTTACCAGTTCTGCTTGCAATCTCGTCTGAGACTTCTTTTTCAAGACCTGCTTCTTTCCAGTTATTAGTCAATTGAGCTCTAACAACATTTAAAATGCTGTAATTTCTTTGCTCTTTTGCTGACATGTCTACGTTATTAAGTTCAACTTCATTTTTAGACTCTTTAATTTTGCCTAATAATGCTGATCTAAACTCATTAACATTTTTTCCACCGCTAACAAATTCGTTAGCTAATCTTTGTTGTCCAAATGCTTCGCCCATTTCTAAGATCTGAGAATTGTCTTTTGCAATGTCATTTCTTGAAACTTCAACTGAAACTTTTGGAGTTTCGTTTTCGTTGTTTTCCATTTTTCTTTCCTTGTTTGAATGGTTAATATTGTTTGTTTCAACATCTTCTGCTCGGTCAATGTTGTTTTCAGGTTCTTCCCTTCTTACCACGCCGACTGTCGGGTCTGCCGGTAAAGAAACGATTGAGCACTCGAGAACTTTGAAACGAACAGCGAATGTCGGCTCGCTTGCGTCTTCAACTTTTCTCATTCCTAAAATCTGATAACCGATTGATACACAATTTCTAATATCGTCAACGACATCTCTGAATATTTCATCGGCTAGTTCATTTCTGCTGAATACAACTTCAGCAATTGTTATTTTGTTTTTTTCGTCTAAATAGAATCTTTCAATTTTTCCTATTTGTTGATTGTCGTCATGTTGATATAAGAGGGGAGCTTTGCCACTATTTGCAAATGACATGTCAATATCGTCTGCTCTATGACTTAAGATCTCTTGACCGAATGATCTTGCAACTGGCTCCTCTGAACTTGCAACCAGGGTTACTGTTCTTGCCTCAACGTCTATTGACCTTGTTTCAAATTCTGTTGACTGTCTTACAGTTTTATCTTGATAAAACCTTAAGACGTCTTCCTCTGTATGTTCCTTAGTGAATATGAATTCGTCATCCGTGCTTTCAGGCGTAAAGACTATTTCAAAGTCTCTTTTATCGTCTTCATATTCTTTATTTTCGTTGTAGCCTTGTTCTTCAACATCAACGATTTCTTCTTTGTCTTGTTTTGCAAATTCAACAACAAAAGAATCGTCTGTCTCAGAAACGGCCACTATGTGTCTTGCTTCTTTGTCATTTGACATGCTTGTCTCCTTTAATTAAATAATTATTCCTCATCATCGTTATTTTCTCCGTTTATAAGAGGTGAAACTGGGCTTTTTGCACCGAATGGCTCAAAAGCAGTTTCAATTCCTTTGTCTTTTGCAAGTTGTTTTTCTCTATCTATTTGGTCAAAGACTTCTTCAAGATCTCGACCGTAAGTATTTTGAACGTCTTGCATTGAAATTAGCCCGTTGTTAAGTGCGTTGATGTTTGCTTGGATCTCTCTTTGTGGATCCACATAGTGAAAAGCTCTCGGAATCCAAGTTGCTGAGTCTGAAAACTTCTCAAACCTGTCATCTCTATAATCTAAAAAATCGTTGTCTTGTAACATTAAAGACTTAAGCCATCTTTCGTAGACTGGTGTTATAAAGTGTTCAACCATAAAGGCCTGTAACACCTTGTAATGATCTCTCTCAGCCATGGTTCCTTGACGTATTGAAGAGTATGACACTCCTGTTAGATCGTTTGCCAGGCTCACATAATCAACATTTAATCCTGAAGCTATACCTCGCAAGACTTGTTTGTGGAAGCTTTCAAAGTTTGTATTTGGATACTGCCAATCAACGGTTCTAATGTCATAGCCTTCGGGCAATGTTTCAAAAGATCCGGGAGTTGCGTCCATAACTGGTTGGAATTCGTTTTCGTATTCCTCGCCTACATAATCGTCACCGCCCTGGGGCATTGTGAAGAAACCCATTTTGCTTGCTGAGATCTTTGCATTAATTACGGCAGAATGTTCAAACGAGTCCAGGTTGTGCAATCTTTCAACAACCGAGCTCATTAACGGATAACCTCTAACTTGAGAAGGTCTATCCTTCATATAAATATGTAGCAGATCTGTAGCCGGTATTATTCTTCTAATTCTTTTTCTATTTTTAAAGGTAGCATCTTCGTGAGGATGGTTTTTAAAAACGTGATAATTAATTGGCTTGCTGTATTCGTCAAACTCAATACCCATATAAACAGTATTGCCATTGTCTAGCTTGGCGTTGTAGTTATGATCCAGGTGATCTGCCTCAATAAGTTTAATTCCAAAGCCAAACTCATTATCAGACGGGCAGAATTCAACCAAAATCTCGCCATCTCTTGCTAGTGATTCAATCATTACAGCCTGGGTTTCTCTAAAAGACATGGTGCCCGACATGGTGCAATATTCTTTTTTGCTCCATTTTGTAAATCTTTTTTCTAAATCATTATTTAAAACATCAAGTTTGCCATCACTTCCTCTAGCTTTTGACTGATATCTAATACCGTTATGGCCAACAATATTTGTGACTAATAAGTTCAAATATCTTTTGGCGTAATCGTTGTTTCTACTTAGAGATCTGCATCTGTTTCTTAGTATTTCAAGATTAGGTCTGATCTCTGCATTAGCTGAGTTTGATGATGATAGGAAGTCTGCAAAATGCGAGCCTGTTTGTGCACCCTGGAAAGCACTTCTTTTTTTAATGTCCTTTTTTCTTTTTCTTCTAAATCTATCAAGTATGGCCATTTCTAAAATCTCGTTTTAATAACTTTGCCGGTAGGTTTACCGTTTTTAATTCTTTCTCTATAGATCTCATTTTTGTAAAGAGCTCTGTATTGTGCTCTTAGCTGTAATAGTGAGGCCATTGGGGTAAGTGACAACGACCGACCGGCTATAGAGTAGGAAGATTCCTTGCGTGAGGCGGTACCTTCTATAACGCTTTCAACAGCATCAAGAACCTTTTTTGCATGGCTTCTTTGATCTCCGGTGTCTGAGGCTAGGTTGTTATTTAAACTTAACTTGCCTTCGTCGACCATAATGCGGTTGCTGTCACTTGACCGGGTAATGTAGGCTTGCCATACATAATCGTAAGCCCCGTAATTTGCAGTTGTTGTTGATGCAACACTTACTGTATAAGTGTCAGCATCAGTTGAGGCATTTATAGTTATAACATCGGTTCCTGTATCTCTTAAAAACTTATAACTTAAACTGTAGCCAGTACCATATGCCTGGAACAAATCCGGTCTAGTCCACTGCCATAAGTCGCCCACGGTGAGCTCTAATGGTTCTAGTGTTGGTATATTTGCAGTATTGAATAAGTTTTCCATAGCAATGATAGTGTTTCCCCATACTTAGTCTAGGGATTAGGGGCTATATAATCATTAATAGTAACAACCTAAAAAAAGGATTTTTAAATAAACTTTTTCTTAAATCTTGGCCGTCTGATAGGCTGTTTTGGAGTATCGTCGTCATCGCTAATAACGGGATTGTTTTTTCTTTTTAACAAGATCTCATAATTAGGGTTTAGGATCTCTTTTGCACACATAGAATATAGAAAACAATCAAGGGTCTCGTTTCTTTTTCGTGTCTTAACATATCTAAATGTCTGTCTGCCGTTTCGCATTATGACCTTTTTCTTTTCACTTGCTAACTGCAAAAAGTATTCGGCGTCTAATGAGTCTGAAAAGTGAATTAAGTTATCAGCTTTTACCCTGGCATATAACCAGTCTTTGCCGGTATCAACGCCGATAATATATAAAGGTATGTTGTATCTTTGTATAAAAGTTGGTTTATTGACTAAGGGCTTTCCTTGTTCGCTTGATCCCTTAATGCCAAAGATCTTTTTTCTTGCTTTGCCTCTTAGGTAGTAATAAACAGATTGTGTACTAGATCCGCCGGTATCTACGCAAGCCGAAGCAATCTTAAGCTTTCTGCCGTCCTCTGTTGTAAATATGGTTTTAAGATACTCGTCAAGATCTCGCCATACCTGGCGATCACTTGTAAGACCCCATATGATTTTGTGCGATATTACCCAACACTCATCGGTTTCTCCGTTTTCTGCAACAGACCAAGACATGGTGCTTACCTCGAGTCTGTCCATTTGCGTATCTATTCCCGCCGTCATAAACAAGCTTCGTTCAGGTATAAGCTTCTCATCAAACCTTTCAACCTTGCCTTCTAAATCTCCGGCTTCTATCTTTTCATGCTCTCCTTCGTAGGGTAGTCCGAGAGCTGTATTGACCCATACTTTCATCATTTCAGGATTTTGCTTTGCGTTTAAATAGTCTTCAACGGTTTCACGCCAAGATCTAAAAGGTGAATATAGTTCGTTAATATGAAAGCCTGCCGTTTGCCTGTCTTCGTGTTCAGCAATCCACTCACCATGTTTTAGCATCCAGGTCTTTTTATTTTCCTCCATCATAGCTCCGCAATGTTCACATGCTATGTGCACTGCATCTAGGTTCTCTTCGTCATATATAACACGACTCCAATCAAGGGTCTGCATAGCATTACAATGATGACACGGAATATGATATTGAGATTTATTGCTCATTTCATATTGTGTCTCTATCTGACAATGATCTTTTATAGTTGGCGTAGAGACCATAACGATTTTAGCGTTTGGAAATGCGGTTGTTCTTTTGATTGCAAGCTCAACACTTGAGCCCTCGGCGGTTTCTCCGAACCTTGAGACCTCATCCATTAAGACTACTTTGACTGGCCTGCTACTTATAGAGCTAGGCGAGTTTGATGCAATAATGTTTATAAATCCCCCTGGATACTGTTTGCTTAAAGTTGTGTTGTTGGCCTCTCTGCTTCTTGGATCTTTTACTTTGCCCCTTAAGACAGGGGTGTCTCTTAACATTGGAGCAAGTCTTTCTTTTGACCAGGCTTGAGCCATTGATAATGTTGGTAACATAACGAGAAGTGGAGAGGGGTTGTAGCTCATTATGTAACCAGTCATATTTAAAAGGATCTCACTTTTACCAACCTGAGCACTACACATTAAAACAGTTCTTTTAATCTTTCTGTCTGTAAGTGAATCCATTATGCCTTTTTGATAAGGAGCAAAACTTGAGTAGTATTTACCGGCCATAGCTGAGGCCTCACTAGATAAGACTCTGTATTGGTCACTCCATTCGGTTACAGATAACCTTGGTGGCGGTTCAAATGCTTTAAGTGTCTTTTTTAGTACGTTCTTTATAGGCGATTGGTATGCCATCTTGACTTAACTCCATTAATGCTTCGTGTACGTCTGCTGTTAAGATCTCTTCAATCTCATTATGATCCTCAGCTCCCTGGATCCTATGTGCTAACTTGCCAGGCAATGCCAAAAGTTTAGCTTTGCAGTTAGATACAAAGTCAATCCAATAATCTTGCACCTCTTCAGTAGGGACTAGTCTGCCTTTTAACAACTTTGCTTCTAGTTCTGCTTTTTCACCTTGAGCCTGGACTAGTTTAATTTTTACATCATTAAGTGAGGCGTTGTTTTGTTCTCCAAAAGCACTGTCTCTCATGTATCTAATGTATTGCACCCTGCAATTATCAAAATCAAATGCATCCTGGCCTCGAGCTTTAGACAAAATGCCTTCTTTAAGCAATTGGTTTACCCTGGATTGGCTTAAATCTAAGTGCAATGCAATTTCTTTACAGGTGGCCATAAGTTATTTAGTTTGTAGTGGTCTTAAAATTCTTGTCGCTAAAAAAAGTATGGGGTTCGAATACCG